AAGATAGTTTTGTATGTTTGGGGGATGTTTATATTAATAAGTATTCTATTGAGTCTATTTATTTAGATGATAATGGACACCTTGTTGATATTAAAACAGACCGCAATCAGTATTCTTATCGTTTTACAAGTGAAAGTTCATATCATAAATATCTCGATTATCTCGAAGATACTTGTAAAATTGATACAATGATTCATAATCAGTATTAAGCAAATATGAGTAATCTTAAAGAAGCTCTCGCACAGGATTTTATCTTCTTACATGGAGATAAAAAATATAGTAAAGAACATCAGTTTATAGCTTGCGAACGTTCTCGTAACGAAACTCATGTAATTGTTGGTTACGCATATCGCTGGTTTAGTGATGCTAAAACTACTATTTCTCAATATGCTATTCCTATTTCTGATTGGGAAGATACAGAGAAATTTATTACTTTCAATGATTATGTGAAAGAAAATCTTATAACAGGTGAGAAATATAATTTACATAATATTAATTATAATCTTAGTATTGATGCTTTCTTTATTGAACATTTAGAAGATAGCATGAGTACTATTAATGAACGTAATCATCGTAAAAATCCACCGTATGAATGTTGTGATAAAGAGGTCGATTATTCAGATGATGATTTCATGGAAATATATGATTAACATAAAATAACTAATGTTATGACTGCTAAACTAATTGTATCTGTTAAAGAAGTAAACGGTATTGTACAAGTCGTTTACTATTGTAAAGAACGTCGGCGTATTTATCGTAAATCGTTCGCTGATACTGTTCGAGAATTTCGTGATGCTTACAGAAAAGCTAACAAAAAATAAGTTGCAACTGGAGAGGGCTACGCAGCTGGGCTACGCCCAGCCGCTCCGCTCCCCGGTGGGAGAGGAGGTTGCACGCCCACTTGTCGCGTTACTCACTAAATTATTATTATAACTCTTACTATTAATAATATAGAAACTATGTTATGTGAAATTATATCTGAAACAAAAGGTACTATTATTAATTTACCTATACAAAGTGATATTAATGTTAGTCGTGACGATTATATTGAAATCAATAATGTTCGATATATAGTTCGTCGAAAAGAATATATTCTTAAAACTGAAACTGAACCTACTGGAAGACAAGTTTATATTACTCGAATTGTTATTTATGTCATGTAAATTATGCCAAATTTAGAAGATTGTGTTATTCAGTTCGAAGACCCTAATCCAACAATGACTCGTGTCGAAAATGTTCCTGCGGGTGTTGGTGCTGATATAGTATTTCCAAGTGTGGAACCGGAACATTTACGAGGTGGATCATTATCTGCTATTAGGCCTATGACAGTTACTGAATATAATAGTATTCATGCAGATGATTATAAAACTGAAAGAAATACTGGAAATATCATTCTTATTATGATTGTTGCAACAATATGTTTAATTAAAGTCATTAGAGCTGCGAAAAAATCAGATTAGCTAAATATGACTGCTGAACAAGAAAAAGATTTTAAGAAAAGAGGCATATATAATGATATTATTCTGATGACAAATCTGACGATGATATATTGTTATATTATGTTCTTTGCTCTTGAAGAAGTTGTTAATATCTTTGGTAAACGTTATCGACATTCAACCAAGTATTATTATAATATCGTTCGAGAAGTTCTCGATAGAATTAATTGTGATAATATTAATTGTTTCAAAACAAGTCAGCAAGATGCTGGTCAAATGGTTTTAGATGTTGTTAAAGAAATCGAAGATAGACTTACTTTTGATGATAAACAGTTGTATATCCTATTTGTTATTAATCAAAAGGCTTACGATAATATTCATAGATTTGAACCCGAAGTTACAAGTATATTTAAGAAACAAATTGAATACATTTATCGTAAACTAATTGATTATTGTCCTGTAACATTGGAAAAAGACAAAATGGCTATTGCAACTATTGTCATTAATCAAGTTATTAATAAAATTAAAGCTCGTGAGGAATCTGATGGTTCACTCACTATTATATATGATGATGCAAAATAAATTTCAAGATTTGTTTGGTCATACCATATATAATTATTATATTTGAATCATAAATAATAAACAAACAAACACAAGAACTATGCCTTACATTATCACTCGTGCTAACGAAAATAATAAAGTTGGTAAAATGGGAAAAGGTCGCAAAATCAGTCATGTTCAAACTATCGTAGTTGATGGTGATGAACGTAATAAATGTCGGCCGGTATATCGTATAACGCTTATTCACAAAAATAATAAGTAATAAATTAATACAACAAGTTGTAAATACATTATCATAATAAAATATGTAATGAGTAGAAATCCTCGATAGGCAATCCAGTATTAAACTACTATTTTTACAACTTGTTTTCTTGAACTATGGTGTAATGGTAACACATGAGATTTTGGTTCTCAGATTTCAGGTTCGAATCCTGATAGTTCAACTATTATAGATAATCATGGCAGAGATATAAATGCACCCAATGGATTGGTTGGTGATGCAGTAAGTCGAGGCTTAACTGTATTTTAGGCTGGTGCAAGTCCAGCTGATTATCTATAATTACGCCGTGTTAGCTTTAATGGTAGAGTAGCTGACTTGTAATCAGCAGGTTGTAGGTTCGAATCCTACACACGGCTCACATTGGGATTGTTGTGTTCCAAATGTTGATGTTTTGAAATGGGCATCTCGGAGTACTTCTGTTGTGATAATAGTGGTACTCTTTTTCATGTAAATTCTAATCTAATATATAATATTATGACTTTAATCACTCTACCTTCTGGAACTGTTTTAGCTAATGATTACACTCTTCCGATTATTGTTGTTAGTAAAGTTCTTATGGCTAATGACAACAATCCTCATGCTAAATTGTATCCGTATTATTTTACAATCATGTATGCTAATGGAGTTTCAATTCCTATTATAACTAAAACATTAGCAGATGCTGAGCTTGATAGACAAATAGTTGTTAAAGCTATTACTCTTACAAAAGATTCAAATGTGAATTAACTATCTGTTGAGATTAAAAGCCGAATTAAAATTCATCGAAAGACTAAAAATAATAATCAAATAGTTGACCACGAACTATTAATCGTGGTGGTTTAAGGCGGATTGGCGAAATTGGTAAACGCATCGGACTTAAAATCCGACGAATAGTAATATTCTTGCAAGTTCAACTCTTGTATCCGCTACAAATATAAATATTAATATGTTTGGAAATATAAATCCAAACAAGATTAGTGTACCAAAACGAGTACACAGCTTTACAGACAAAGCTGTCAAAAATCTGTAAGGTATTAATGTGACAGTACTTATGGATACTCATAAGGTTAACGCTGGCGCCAAGCGGAATAATATTATTTAAGTTTCAACACGTTCATTTAGTAATGATGTTGTTAATGCTGACGAGCAACGAACAAGAAACGAGAGTATTCCTCGTTCTTGTCTTTTTAATAATGACGAAACACGCGCGACAAGTGGGCGTGCAACCTCCTCTCCCACCGGGGAGCGGAGCGCTGGGCGAAGCCCAGCAGCGAAGCCGACTTAAATTGCTACTAAATTAACTCTTAATTAAATACAAATTAAAACTATCTAACATTATGGTATGAGTAAGCAACCTATTATACAAGTTCATAGTTGTAGAGCTTGTAAGTATTGTAAAAGTAAAACTTCGTATAAGTCACGAACTGAACGAAAGACTTATTATGAATGTGATAAGACTAAAACTATGATTACAGAAAGTGTATATCAGACAAATGATTGTTTAACTTTTATTAGTCGTAAATAGTTTATGCCTAAACTCAATGCTAATCAGATAGACAAATATCTTAATCCGAAAGATAACGGAGATAAGAGAAGGTCTAAACCTAATAGAAATCTTCGAGAAGATAACAATCAAAATTATAATAAGAAGAATGATAAACGTAGGCCAACAAGTCGTAACCAGTAAAGGTAGATATGGTCGTGTTATTGATGTTGATAATTCATCCAGTGAACTTAAAGTATTAGTTAAGATTGGTACTAAGAATTATTGGATATTAGAAAGTCAATTAACTCCTGCTACGCATATAGTTAGGGTTAAAGTTGAATACGAAATAGATTATTGTGGTAAATCTATTACCGATAGTCTTGAAGTAGCCCTAAAACGTGATACTGTTCTTTACAATGATAATGTTAATTATTTAGCTCAACTTTGTAAAGATAAAGTAGAAAGACAATTAGAAATGGAAGTAAAAGTTAAACAAATTAAAATTTCATAAGTGCTATGACATTTGACTTAAAAGTTATTACTATTGAAACTAAACCTCGTGCTGGATATTTTATTCTTGACGAAGGTGAATTTTCTACTGTTAAAAAGGTTGTACCTCAACGTAGCGAAGTCTATCTTGATAATGGTAAAATATTATCTATTGCTGATGCTTCTAAGAAAGTTGCAAAACTTATCGGTGAAGTTACTACTGAACAAGAAGATAAAGTTATTACAAAAACTTATTCGATTATTCATAGTGATTTCAGTGGAATTATTCGCGGTTTGTATGATACAATTCCTTATGGAGATGATGTTCCCGAAGAGGATAGAAAATATAAAACGCTTCATGATGCACTGTTCGCTGGTGTAAAAGTCAGATATGAAGGTGCATTTGAAACTATTCTTACTCGTACTGTTGTTGATGAAGTTGTTGAGATTTCAAGTCTTTCTGTTGTAGACAGGTATCAGCTTTATTCTCGTGATGATAGAGTTGGTGTTGTTACGAAGTTTGACAAAGATTCTCATTGGTTCCAAATTAAACTTAATACCAGTGGTACTGTTGTTAAGTGTAAACGTGAAGATTTTACAAAACTTCATAATGACAATACTATACAGATGCTTCATACTTTATGTTCTCGTTGTGGTCGATAAATGGATTTTAATAAACTTAAAGGACTTGTTCCTGTAAAGAAAGCTAATATCAATAGAGATTCAACTAATCGAACAAGAAGTAAAACTTCAAATATGACACCTCATGCTATAAAGTGTGAGGTGTTTTTTTATGATAATAAGTTTTATGGAATTGTTGATAATGAACGTTACCCTATTGATATAACAAATGAGGATTATCAGAAAGCTACATTTGCATTTAGCACACCTGATAATGAACATTGGGATTGGTTTACGATTCGTCCTTTTAGTGCTGCTGAAGCTGATATTGAAAACTTGAAAAAGTATTGGCAACTTATTGTTCCTAAAATGAAGATTTGGATTACTCTTGAAAATGGAGTAGGAAAACTTGATATGGAACGTATTAATAATCGAAACGAAAAAGTTTTCAAAAGATTAAGTCCAAAATATTATGCTTCTCGACGCAATTAAAGAGTATTCGGTGGTTATGCCGGAATTACTTCAATATTTGAAGAAACGAGGATATGACCCCGGATACTTTTTTACAAAGTTAGACCTATCGCTACAATTCATAATAATATTCGAGTTTTTGTTACAGAACTACGATATTGTTATGATTACAACCCCTAATGTTATGGGTGTTAGAGCTTATGTTAATCGAACTACTGACAAACAAGATGTAATATTTGTTTGTCCTACTCCTGAAACTTATAAAATAAGTAATAATCATTATGAAACCCTTATTAGTAAGGCATTTGAATATATTCAAAACACTGCATTTTAGCCGATATGGACGCAGATAAATTGAAAGACCTTACAAGTATTAAGGCAAACAAAAATAAGCCGTCAGCGAGGCCAAAACAGGCCGCCACGGGCGATTATTCGCAATTATATCCGGGACAACAGCAGGCTATTGACAAACTATCTGATTGGTATTTTAGTAATGAACTTGAATGTACACTTGAAGGTGTCGCGGGTAGTGGAAAAACTTTTATTCTTAGATATTTTCTTGAGAATATTGTTAATAAGTCTTATACTGTTACAGCTCCTACACACAAAGCTCTTCGAGTTCTTGAATCTCAAGTAGGTAGAAAAGGTATGACTTTGCATAGTTTGCATGGTCTTAAACCTAATATTGATTTACAGAATTTTGATATTGAGAATCCTCAATTTGACCCTCTTAATCCAAGCAAGATACAAAATTATAATCTTGTTGTGATTGATGAATGTTCTATGATTAATAAGGATTTATTCCAACTTAATCGAAATCGTGCTACTACTTATAATGTTAAGATTCTTTATGTTGGTGATTCTCTTCAGCTACCACCTGTAAATGAAGAAATATCTTTAACATTTGCTACTGTTAAGAATAAAGTTGTTCTTACTGATATTGTACGACAAGAAGAAGGTAATCCCCTTCTTGAATTGTTTAGTCTTTTAAGAAATGATATTAAAAATCAAACAAATACTTTTCTAAATTATATAGTTCGAAATAGGTCTAACATACAAGATGGAATTGGTTATGAAATTATTCCACGAGCTATGTTTAATCAAAGACTTATTGATGAATTTAATTCAGATACATTTCATAAGAATATAGACCATTTTAGAATTACTGCTTATACGAATAAAGCTGTTTCTGATTGGAATAGTATTGTTCGTAATAGTATAGTTGGTAAAGATGCTGATATAATTCATATTAACGATTTGGTATTATCTTATAATACTATTGTTGATGAGTTTAAGGAACCAATTATTCTAAATAGTGAAGACTATATTCTTGAAGATATTAGACCTTATATTAGTGACGAAGGTATTAAAACATTTGCTGTTAATCTTAAATCTATGTATGATGGTCATATAACTCAACCATTTCTTATCGTAGATACAAAAGATGCTTCATTTCTTAAATATAAGGAAATTCTAACACATCTTTATAATAGAGCAGCTAATCGTGTTCAACATGGTTGGTATGTTTATTATAAGTTTAAGAATCGTTTTTTAACAAATCTTAAATTCAGTATTGAAACTATTCAAGGAACTAAGTGGATTAATAAAGACATAGATTATGGTTATTCTATGACTGTTCATAAAACACAAGGTTCTACTTTCGATAATGTAGCAATAGATTTGACAGATATTGTTTTCCAAAATACGAGATTTGGTCGTAGAGAAAATGATATTGATATTCGTAATAAACTTATGTATGTAGCTCTATCTCGTGCTCGCAAAAGTGTTATTATGAAGTATTAAACATAATCTTATTAATCAGACTGTTTCATCTGATATTTTTAATAGTATTAATATTATGTGTAATGCTTGTGAAAAATGTTATTTATCTATTGCTAATCGACGGATACCCGGTGGGGGAGCAGGTTGCACGCCCACTTTGAGGCGTACTATTATGTTTGTTGGTGATACACCAACTATTACAGATTATAAAACTCAAACTATATTTAATGGTCGTTCAACTAAAATAGTTAGTCAATTCATTAATGATTATAAACTAACTGCTTGGACTATTAAATCAACTCTTATTCAGTGTGTTTGTGCTGAACCAACTGAACATTATGCTGAAACTTGTTATCCAAATTTTATAGCAACTATTAGGAAATATAAACCTACAATTATTGTTGCTGTTGGACAATTTGTTTATCAGTTCCTTAAAGAAGAAAAATATAAAAGTATGGCATCAGTTGTTAATAAACCAGTTAGGTTTAATGATGCTATACTAATTCCTATATATTCACCAGCCTATATTATGCGTAACAAATGTTATTCAGAATATGTTAAATCTTTTAATTTAATTAGTGACATATTTGCTGAATTATGTAAAGAATATCGTTATTACAGATAAAGTAGTATTATTATGAATAATGCTTATGAATATGATGTAGAGATATATCCTAATCTATTTGAAGTTACCTTTATACCTAAAACAGCAGACCAAAAACTTATCGACGTTTATAAAGCTGTTGATATAAGATGTCTTGCTATTAAAAATGGTAAAGAAGGTAATCTTGAAGAACTGAAAGAAGCAAAGGCTAAATTGTTGTTAGCAATGGGTGCTAAACAATTTGTTATTTGGATTGATTATACTACTGGTAAGTGGAGAAATGATGGGCCACTTATTATGGATTTCTTTATTCAACATAAAATTCTTACTGGTTATAACAGTAATAATTATGATAAAATTATGTTGGATATTTTTATTAATAATTATAAATATCTTGATGTAAAAGGTTTTAATAAGAAAGAAGGTAAACATATTACACAAATTCTATATGACCATAGTTGCGCTTGTGTAGATTTTGGTAAAGGATATAGTCGTTTACTTAATTTCAAGAAATATTATAAACGTCCTTTTACTGATTATGATATTCAAAAGATTTTATATCTTGATAAGACTTATACCAGTCTTAAACAAGTTGCTATTTGCTTAAAATGGTATCGTATTCAGAATCTACCGATTGCTTATAATTGTAGAATTAGAGAAGAAGATATTTATGATATTTGTGATTATAATGTAAATGATGTTCTTATTACATTAGAACTGGAACGTAGTCAAAAGGCTGAAATTGAACTACGAGAAGATATATCTGAAGAGTTTGGAATTGATGTCCGTAATATGTCAAGAAGTTCTATTGGTAAAGCTATTACTACATCTCTATATGAGAAATTTAGCGGTATTGATAGAAAAGATTTTATGGATACTAAGACTGATAGATGGAAGATTAAAGTTTCCAGTATATTAAGTCCTAAACTTAAATTTCAAACTAAAATTCTTAATGATTTACTTCGTACTGTTGCACAATCTACTATCGTTGTAGGTAGTACAAAAGATGAAGATAAATTTAAGCACGAATTTCAATTTGGTGATGCGGTATATACTATGGCTTTAGGTGGTTTACATAGTCAAGATAAACCGGGATTACTAATTGCTTCTGAAATTGGTGCTTGTATTCGAGATGCAGACGTTGAAGTTGAAGCAGCGTCTTAATGTGGTGAATTGCGGGAAACTCTTATATAACTCTTTATACTAAACGTTATTAGTAATAATAACGTGGCAATGAGTAATGTCAAAGGTATAGTAAAAAGTAAAGAGATTAGACAATCCGCAGCTAAGAATCTTGATGTAAATTGAGATTAAAGTTCAACGACTATCCGTAAAGGAGTAGATAATCATGTAACTAATGATTGTCGAAGTGCCACAATTCTTTAATATTTGTTATTATCCTATTTGCTTTTATCCAATAGTTTATTATCTTTGTAGATATTAACCAATAAATAATAATGCTATGGATAAAGACAAATTAAAAGGTTTAAGTAATTCTATTAAAAGAGTAACTGATAATTTCGATTATGGTACTTTTTCTAATTTGTTAAATAAGCAAGGAATTTATAAGATTTCTAATAATGAAACTGGAATTTGTTATATTGGTTCTTCTACTGATATTGGTAGACGATTACAAAAACATTTTTCAGAACTTCGATTTAATAGACATCCTAATAAAAGATTACAAGAAGATTTTAATATTTACGGTGTCAAAATATTTAGTTGGTCTATTATTGAAGAAACTAATGAAAATCTTATAACTAAAGAGAGAGAATATCAAATAAATACTGGTATTGATAATCTTTATAATGATAAAATTTCTAATTATTATATGAGTGATGAACTTCGTAAAAAGTATGGTAGTGCTGATAAATCATCACATCGTACTGATGAATATAGAAAGAAAATGTCTTTATTAAAAAGCCATGCCATCGCTCAATATGATAGAAAAGGAAATCCTATTAAAGTATATGATAATATGAATGACGTAATCAAAGAAAATCCAACATTCAAAGGTCAACCTATTAGAGGTGTTTGTAATGGTAGTAAAAAAACTGCTTATGGATTTATTTGGAGATATGTTAATTCAGATGGAACTATTAAAGAATAAGATATAGTCTAATCTACTGCGAGAGTAGTAGCGAATAATAGACGGTTAGTTACCGAGATTAATATTATTCAAATTTGTGCTTCATTTTACCCAAATGGTATTCTTTCTTATGATGTTTATCCTGAACATCTTGAAAGAAATCCTTTTAGAGCTACTGTTGGATATACAAAAGATACTCGTGTTGAAGCAAAACATGCTGCAAGTAAAGAACTAAAAGAATATAAGAAACTACTTAATGAAATAAATACTTTTAAGAATAATCATGCTAATCAATCTATTATAGATGATTTACAGGCAAAAGCTGATGCTCTTATGAAATCAAGCAAACGTCATAAGATTAAAGCCGAAGGTCTTAAAATTGCTATTAATAGAATGTATGGTGCATTTAGAGATATAAATGATTATCTTTATGACCCTAAATGTACTTATAAAGTTACTATAAATCTACAACTTTGTCTTTTGATGCTTATTGAAGCACTGGAACTCAAAGGTATTAAAGTTATATCTGCCAATACTGATGGTATTGTTTGTATCATTAAACCTGAACAAGAAGCTGATTACAAAGCCTGTTGTGATTGGTGGCAAGAATATAACAATTTTGAACTTGAATTTACTAATTATGAAAAATATCTTCGTAATGATGTAAATAATTATATTGCTGTTAAAGAAGGTTTTCAAGATGCTTATGATAAATTGATTGATAAAACGCCAGAAGCAATAGCTGAACTTGAAGATATTTATATTAAACGTAAAGGTCTTTTTATTGAAACTATTGCTTTTAATAAAGGTTATGCTTATCCAGTTGTTCCAAAAGCTCTTAACCTATTTCTTTTATATAATATTCCTTATGCTGATACAATAGAAAATCATATTCATAGTAGTAAAGAAGCTATTTATGATTATTGTATTAGTCAAAAAACTGATGCTAAGTTTAATATTATATATCGTAGTATTGTAAACGGTGAACTTCATGATGAAGAACTTCAAAAATCTAATCGTTTCTATATTGCTGATGTATCTTATTGTAGTGGAACTATTATAAAAATTGATAAAAATAAACCAAATAAAATTAATCGAATTGTAGCTAAATGTAGTGTTCGTCCTTTTAATGATTATGTTGAAGAAGATGATTATCATATAGATTTTAGTTATTATAAAAAAGAATGTGCTAAGATTCTATATGGTAAAAATAAGAAAACTGCTGGTATGGTTGCGGTTCAAGGTGATTTATTTGGTGCTATGTCTAATAATAAACATTTAGAGCCTATTGAAAGTCCTGAAGAAGATGGTTTGTTTGAAGTTGATTTTGAAGATGACAATGTATCGTTTATTAATCCTGCTAATGACATTCCTATTAACAATACTATCTGGGGTATGTATGGTTTTTCAAGTGAGGAAGAATATAAACGTGCAATAGAAAATGGAGATGATTTACCTTTTTAATAAAATACTAATATGAATGGTGACCTTGTATATCATGAAGTTGACGGTCTTGCAATAGCTAATATTAAACCAGTTAATGTTAAAAATCATAGAATTGGTTTGCGTGTAGCTAAGTTTACAAGAGAGGGAAAGTATATAACTACTTATGCTTCCACTAAAGATGCTGCTAATGCTCTAACTATTGAGCTAAAAAAAACAAATCCTAAACAGGCTTATTACGCTATTGTTAAGGCTTGTACTCCTAAAGGTAATTCTAAAACTGCTTATGGTTATCAATGGAGATACATTAGTAATGATGGTGGTATAGTAAAGCGTGATTGTGATTAATGTGTTATGCACGAATTTGATGATATTTGTTATGGTAAAACAGTAGAGGAATTACAAAAGGAAATGGTCTTTCAAATGCACTTCGGTAATTGTGAAATGCTAACACAATATATTATGGATTGTATTGAAAGACTTAAACGTGAAAATGCTCCTACTGTTTATTGGAGATATTAGAGTATGACAAAAGACGAAAGACAAGAAATATCTTGTAATAAATGGCGTGATGCTAAAGGTCGAGGTACTCTAAATCTTATAATGAGATTTGGAAAAACACGAGTAGCTGCTATGATTGTTGATAAGCTGGTTAAAGCTAATCCTAATCGAACAATTATGGCTATCGCTCCAAATGCTGTAACTACTAAAAATCTTGCTGATAATCTTACTGAATTTTGTCCGAAAGAACAATGGATTGATATAATGAGTAGTAATACTCTTATTAATCATGTAAATAAACTTAAAATAGGAAGAAAGCTTCCTATTAAAGTTGATTTACTAATTCTTGATGAAGTTCATAAGTTATTACAAGGTGAAACTCTTATGGCTATTAAGAATATAGAGTATAAATTTATTCTATGTCTTACTGGTTCTACATTAAATAAAAATCAATTATCTATTCTTAATGAATTAGGTGCTCCGGTAATTGATAAGATTACTGAGATTGAAGCTGTATCGCAAGGTTGGATTTCAAATAGTACAGAATATAATTTAGCTATTGAACTTGATGAACATGACAAAATTAGATATGCTAAATATTCTGATATGATTTCTGAAACTCTTGAAACATTTGGTGGATTACATAAAGTGATTAATCAAGAGTTTCGTAATAAAGTTTTTGACAGTGATTTTGCATTAGTTCTTGCATCTTTTACTGGTTATAATTATAAAGATAGAAATGGCAGTAGTACTTTTATTAAACCTACTATTATTCGTAATATGTTAGCTTCATTAATGGGTTGGACTCGTGATATGCCACTCGATAATGATTATAATAAACGAATTAATAATCTTTGGAATCCCGATAATATTTACGAACGTGCTAAAAAGTTCAAAGACTTTGTTAGACAACGTAATGATATTTTAATTCATAACAGACCTAAAATCAATACTGTTATTGAAATTCTTAAAACTAATAGTGTTCCTACTATCTGTTTTAATGAATCAATAGCTATGGTTACTGATTTAGCTGATTATTTCAGTAAAGACGGTATTCCTTTTCATAGTGCTATTGAAAGTAGGTATGTAATTAATCCTGAAACTGGCGTTCCATATACTTATAAGAATGGTGAACCTAAACGATTAGGTAAAACTTCTCTTAAAAAGTTAGCTATTGAAGGGATTAAGAATGGTACTTATAAATATTTATTTACTGCACAAAGTCTTAACGAGGGTTTAACGATAGAAAATATCGAACAAGTCATAACGACTGGTGGTAGTTGTAATTCTAATACTCACGGACAACGTGTCGCACGA